AATTTTTTCATTATTCTTTATCCTCTTTATCCTCTTTATGACTTCTTATGTGACGCCAAATTCTATTACCACCATCATCGGGATGGTGACGTTCATTATCTTTATTATGAAAGAGATGAGCATTATTTACAGAACGCTTATAAAAATCAAACTGAACCATTCTTCTAATCTCGGTTCCGTCTTTTTTCTTTTGTGGATCAACTGGTGCTGCTAGAACATGCTCATGACCATTTGAATCACGATGATATTGATACCCAGCATGCGAAACATTATTAAAATACTCCCGATGAAATGGATGTTTAACCATAGATCTTATCTTCGAACGTCCGATGTGCTTTAGCAATTCATCTGAGGTAATCGTCTTGGTATGAACTGGTTTATCCATAACAAGTGTCCGCCGAGATTTAAATTCTTCATTTAAAAATTCTTTGAAATTTTTCATCTTATCCCTGATGTTTAAAAAACTGTACTTGACGCTCACGTTTTTCTGCGCCAGCTTTTGATGAATAAGTTCCTAAATTTTTACCAGTAGATTTTGAAACCAATCTATATTGATTACCAACTTTAATTATATGTTCGACAAATTGTTTAAATGATTTCATTATTCTTTATCCTCTTTATGACTTATTTTTCATCTTATACCCTCGAATACTTTTTTCTGTTCCGAGTACCACATTTGCCAACCAATTACTTGCTCTCTTACTTGATAATAGAGTCCATAGTTTTCTGTGACGGCTTTGACAAGTTCACTGGCTTTAACATCGGAGGTTCCTTCAACAGTTGCTCCGGAACTTGGGGCCACAACATTTTGACTGGCGCTGTTGTGGAGCACGATTGCAGCATTAGAAAGGGTGCACATATTGTCATACTTAGTAACAATTTTCTCAACCACTTGCACGTTAGCATTTGTTGTCTCCTTGACTACCTTAATCTTTTCTACAATTTTTGTTTGGACTACAGTATTTACCACTGCAGATTTTGTTTCTGCTTCAACAAGTTTTTCTTCTAATGCAGAAACTTTTAATCTCCATTCTTCCTCTACAAGATATCCACCCTCACAATAAACGCCAAAGATCAATAGAATAATTGACAAAATAGATATGATTTTTTGATACGGAGGAAAAAAGAAACTTGCAATGTATATAATGAATCCTGATAAAACGATTATATGAATCGCCCAACGTAGTATGTCAGTAGGTATGAAACTTAATAGCCACATGATTTAATTCCATGCGTAGGACAATTTATTCCTGCACGTGTTTTATTACACGCACTTTCTTCAGTCTTAACTTTTTGTCTACGGAGAATTACACTAGAAATAGTTTTGCTTTTTCTAGTTTTAGTTCCTTTAAATGAGGCAACATCGTCTCCTGTTCCAACGACCGCGGCCCCAGTTGCATTTGCAGATGCACCCATGTCTTCGTTCAATTCTAAATATTTCATCTGCTCATATAATTTTTCACGAAGCTGTAATGGATAGTCTCCGATTAGAGTTGCTTCGTTCTTTTCCCTCAATAAAAGTAAAGCAGCTGCGTATGACGCAATCTGACTTTTACCGAAGGGAACTTTTTCTAAAATTCTTTTTAGGTTAAACACAAGACGATCGAAATAACCCATCGCATCTTTTTCTTGTGAAGTAATAGCATTCCTGATCTTCTTACCATCAGCGTCAATAAGACCAAGAGAAAATGCTTTGGTCTTATTAAATGGAGTAACAAGTCTTTTTAAGAACTCATAAACCAAATAAATGTCTATGACTGGAGATGTCATTATATTCTTCTTAGTGTATTTACTATATTGATATCCATAGGAATATCGCTGCTTATAATTGTCTCGTTGTTACTACCTATTCCGTCTATCCTGTCTGGCCAATATCCAAGAAGAATTAAAAATGGTTTCAAATAATAGAGATAGTTGTATAATTTAAAGACAAGAATTCGAGTAAGTGCAGGATGTTCGAACACATTATATAAAATCGTAAGGTGATTCAAAATCAATTTATCGTTCAACTCGCCACTTTTCATGTAGCGGTTGAACAATTTACTCAAACTCTTTATCTTTGACAAATCATCATAAAATTCTTTTTCATCAGTGCATGATATATTTTTATAATGTCTTGCTGCGTATAATATATAATTAGTCTCAGTCAATTGCTGCATATTTTGTTAGTAACTTGGGTACCATTTAACAGCAGTCGCATCATAAGTCATAATGAGAGCCTTACTAACAACAGCTGTTGATGCCAGCGCGATATTTCCAGAAGTTGTAGTTGTAAAAGCTGCTGTAGGAATCAATGTTATCTGGCCACCACCTATTGAAATCGGAGTTGGCGCAGTAATAGTAGCTATTGCAGCTGTGCCGGAAACATATGCAATTTGAGTCGTTGGAGCAATTGTTGTTGCGCTTGCGATAGTAGGTGCAGATGATCGTTGTGAAGTCAATCCAAAATGAACTGAAACATTCATAGTCGTTGTTTTCGTGAACGTCGTATTTCCAGCAGGAAAAACAGTGTTCGCACTACGAATAATGTTCTTCGCACCAGAAAATACTGTGTTGGAAGAAATAGCACCGAAAAAATTCTTTACAGTAATATTTTTTGAAGATGGAGTTCCATTCGGATCATCAACAATCAATAATAAGTCGTCCGACGAAGTTGTCGAAAGAGCCGTCAGTTGGGATATTTTTTTATCAGCCATAATTAAACACCTTTTGGTGATACTGTAAAGTTAGTGATACGAGTTCCAAAACCATTGTTCAATCCATTGGCAACTGCACCAGTAATTGCAGTATTCGCTGCAGCTGTAATTCCGATCTCAGGATTGTAGATTGGCATTCCTGATACTGCAACACCAGTCGTTGCGCTGAAAAATTTGGCTGCGGCATTAATATGATAAGTCGCTTTTAACGAACCAGTGCGACCTTGAAGTGGAGGCATAACGAATACAAGAATGTTATTTGCTCCATTAGCACGGCGTCCCGCGACGAATACGGCTCTTGCGTGATTTCCACCAGCAGTATTGCTCAATTGAATGTAGCAGGCGTTTCCTGTAGGTCTCATATGAACTGGCTGATTGAAAACAACATAAAGATTTGAAGATACGTTTGCAACAATAACATTATTCGCATTCAGCTTAACATATATTTCTGAGATATCTGCAGGACCAAGGTTCGTATTAGCTACATATGTGAACGCGACTGAACCACCGCCAGATTCGCGACCAGGTTGCCCAGCAACAAGAATTTCATTGTGAGTTCTCTGTCCATTGACAGTTCCTCTATTTGTTCTACGAACCCATCCATGAGATGTAGCAATAACATTACGCTTCCATGGTTCATTTCCGTCGGTCGTGCCGGCAAATGGTTGCTGACCAGCTTTCAGTGAAGCCTCAGTATTTGCACCACTTTTTACCCGACTGTTTTCTCTACTAAATCCAAATTGTGCCATTTCTTTTTCTCCTAGAATTCACAGTTTCGTCGAAATTGACTACTCTGCATAATATAGTATTATCTATTTATAAACTTTATTAGTATTGTGCTTTAAGTTTACCTTTAATCTTTTCATAAGATTTCGTATTGAACCGTCTCGCCATGGTTCCTTGTGGACCACTTTTACGCTTTGGTTCTGCTTTTTTCATATCTGCTGCAGTTTCATCGGCGCCTTCTGGATCTTTATAGTCTGCGCCATAAGATTTACCAACAACTTTTCGTATGTTGCTTTTTGGAGCTTCTTTTTGTTTTGATCCAAATCCATATTTGTCCATAACTGAATCGACTTCACGACGGCTTTGAGCGCCGGATTTCATTGGCGCTTCATCTATCTGTTCTTCTTCTCTACGAACATCATAGTGCTGGTCTCCAGTGTATGCACGACGACCAAGTCCACTTCGATCTTTCCGTAATCCAGCAGCGGCTTTGTTTCTTTCATCTTCAGAACCTGGTGTTCCTTTTGAAGCGATCTTTCTATTCAGCTTTGGATATCCGACTAAAGCAGAAACAGCACGCAACGGCGCTTCATCGATCTGTTCTTCGTCCATCTGTTCTTCTTCTTTCAGCTTAGGCTTTGTATTGACGGTATCTTTCTTAGCACGCAGAGAAGCAAAGTCTGACTTTTCTAGCTTACCGTCTTTATCGACGTCCAATTTCTTCTGACCGCCTACAAGAGCTTCTTCGACAGTTTTTCTTACCGTATCGATAAGTGAATCGGATAATCCGTAATTTACTATTGGTTTCATATTATTCTCCTTTTGAAATTTCTTGAATGGATTCAAGAAGATCATCAGCTTCTTCGTCTGAGATATCCAAGTCGAAGGACTCTTTCATCTTCTTCTGCATTGCTCTGCGAGCTAGGGCTTTAGCAGCATCCATTCCTGTTCTATTTTTGTTATTCGCTTTCTTAAAAGAAGATTTTTCATCTGGTTCAAATGGAGGATCGTCTTTTTTATGTGATTCTGTTACAACTGATCGTATAACTGAAGAGAGTGTCTTGTAAGTTTGCATTTTCTTATTCCTTATCTTGTGAACTTAATTTTGCAGCAATAGCCATTTGACGTCTTTTTTCGACACTCTTACCTTTAAACTGAGGCGCATCGGATTTCTTAAAATCTTTAATTACATCGCCCATATCAGCAGTATTCATATTTAGTATCTCTTGGCATTGTCCAGGTGTTTCTTTTGCGTATTTTTTTGTGAGTTCTGGAGTGCCAAACTCACCAGCTCCACCCTCTTCCTTAACAGGTTTTTTTTCTGCTTCTTTCTTTTCACGCTCACGACGTTCCTGTTTAGCCATCTGAGACATTTTTTTAATAAAAGATAATTTCTTCCAATAAGGTGTTGAAGCTTCCGTCACACCTTGCTTCTTTTCTTTCTCAGCCTTTTCTTTCTCAGCTTTTTCCTGCTCAGCCTTTTCCCTTGCTTCAGCGGCTCGTGCCGCCTTAGCACGTTTAATTATTAGTTGACCATATCTTTGCATTCTATTTGATGCTTCCGCCACACCTTTCTTTTCTTTCTCAGCTTTTTCCTGCTCAGCGTTATGTCTTGCTAAAGCATCATCGGTCATCTTTTTACGAATAGCCATTTGTTGTATTTTTTTAGCTAAGATTTTATGTGCATTGGATTCTTTAAGATGATTACCTACGCCACCCAGAGCTTCAATCTGATCTTTATGCTTATGATACATCTTAGCATGATGATTTTTTGTCGCGTCTAATTTATCTTTCTTAGCGGCATGATATCCTTTAAGGTGAAACTCCATAGCAGAAAGGTGGTCATCTACAGATGTGTCTTTATGCATGAACTTTCTTCCCTTGCCACGACCACCTTGAATCGTTAGAAGATGATCGCCCCTAGCCTCATGTATTTCTGGAACATACATTTCGATTTCGAATATGGAATCTGCATCGACTTCTTCATTTTGAACTGGAATTACTCTTCGATCATTCCTCCACACAATACTACCATCTGGAAGACGAACTTTAACACGATTAACATCAGCTCTTCTCTGAACTTCATCCATCTGTTCGACTTGCTCTTTGATGTGTGCAATATAATCATAGTCGTCCATAGTCAATATACCTTTGTTGCGAATATTGATTAATTTTTCTACAACTTTATGCAAATCCATATCAGTCTTTAAATCTTCGCGAGCTAATTCCAGCACACGAATCAATAGAGGGATATCCATTACTACTGAATCCTTCTTGTCGACAGCTTCTTCCATCTGTTCGGCTTCTTCATTTTGAACCGAAGTTACTCTTCGATCATTCCTCCACACAATACTACCATCTGGAAGACGAACTTTAACACGATTAATATCAGCTCTTCTCTGAACTTCGTCTAGTTCTCGATTCGCTAAGAATGAATTGACTGCATCGAAAGCGACGTTTTCATTTCCAGAATCTTTAAGAGCATCTTCATAAACTTCCACGACAGCATCTATAGAAACATTATACTTTACTGATTTGTTGTATAGGCTTTCTGCAATTTTATCTTCAGCCAATGGATCATATTGGTCTTTGATCTTTTCTCTAAGCGATGCAAAAGTTTTAGATTCGTGTTGACGAACCATTTTCTTACGCAAAGTCAAAGGACCTTCATCAGGAGTCGCATCCATTTTATTAATTTTAAGTGGATCTACTTCAAGCGAATCGTTTTCGAGAGGATCCTTTGAAATATTTTTTTCCTCATTCTGTGGATTCTTTTTAAGAACTACCATAGCACGCATCCTAGCGAATGTTTGTGGATCGTCTGTAGCCATCTTTAAAATCTTATCTAACATTGAAATAATTTTACTGCGCAATTCTGGTGACGATAAAGCCTTTTCACCAATCTTAAGAGCGCGTCGATATTTTTCGATTTCATCTTGATCAACTAGACCAAGACGAAGAAGCATATTGACTTTTGGTGTCAGGAGATGATCTTTATTGGTTGATATATAATCTGGATCTTCTTTAACATCATAAGACTGATATAAAGATTTTGACTGTGCTGGCATAGTTATATTTTGCGCCCGCGCTTTGGCAAGACGTGTCATTTCCTTCTTACGAATCATCGGAAGAGTTCTCTTGGATAATGTTCCGACTAGTTTATCTAGATTTTTTCCATATCTTGCCTGCACAGCTTTATCTATAGCATATCTTTGAGATGGTGGAAGTTTGTGATATGCCAAACCTTTTTGTCCAGCAATACGTTTACGCAGCATCATAAGCGCAGATGTTCTAGCGCGATAAGTTAATCTCTGAGGAGTAGCCATACGTTTGCGTTTCAGTTCGCGCATTCTTTTCATGCGTGGCTGACGCTGTTTGAATTTCATTTTTGCTCTTTGGCGCTGCAGGATCGAAAGAACGCGGCTCTCATCTAGATCTTCTTCGATAGATTCTCCGACCAACGTTTCTATGAAGTCAGAATCATTTTCATTTGGATCTAAATCACTGAAACTTGTTTGATCAACAACATTCCAAAGCTCTGCATCTGAAAACGATTCACTATCTTCAATCATAAATTCTTCGAATAGATTGTCCAATGATTCCATTTCTAACCCCTCATTCTTTTTAGTCTTTTGTCCGTTTCTAACATCGTTCATTAAGTCTTTGGTATGCGAATCAGAAACATGAGAAGGAACGCCTTTACGGAATTCTTTGAAATTACCAGAAGCTGCATGTTCGCGTTGTTTAGTTGCGCTAACGCCGGATGTGCCCTCTGCATCTGGATCTCTTTCCCCAGCAGAATGAATTGTTATCTTTTTAAATTTGTAATATCCGTGACCCGCTTTTTTACCATTATAAGCATTCGTTAATTTATGCATCTCATCGTGACGATCAGATCCAGCGACGATATGAGCGTGCGTAACTCCAGCTTTATGCAATGAGGAAAGATGATGAAGAATTGTTGGATGTTCTTTTGATGAAGCAACGACATTAGTTTCTGATGAAAATCTTTTAAGATGTTTCTTTTTCTGATCAGAAGATAATGGATTCTTTTTAGCATCCTGTGAATGCGACACAACAACTGAATGATCTGCACCATGCTCTTTTGCAACTGAATGAACCTTGTCAATCAACTGCATATGACCTGTTGTTGGAGGATTCATACGTGTGAATGCAGTCACATGATGTTGATCTGCTTTAGTCGCTTCTGATAATTGAAAAAGTGTTTTCATTTCTTTTTAAACTTATCAGATGCTTTTAAATTAGCTGCAGAGAATCCTGCGCGATCAACAACCTTAAGTCCGTTCGCTACATAACCCTCACCACCACTTTTGTTTCCTTCGATGGAAGTTTGGAATGGGTGTTTGGATGCAGCATCCAAACCTCTAGCTAGATGATTAGTGGCTTGCTGGACATGATGATGAATATCGAAGGAACGCTGAAACGCACCTTTATTTTTATCCACGTGTGATAGAGAATTATTTTTCTCGCCTGTTTTAGCAGCCTTTGTTTTTTCCATCTTAACTGCGGCAATCTGCTTGTCGTGATGAGCAGCCAAATGAGCTTTGTATGCTGGAACGCTAGGAGTTTCTCCTGAACGAACAGTAGAATTAATGTAAGTTCTTAGATGGCCTTCATGACCAGCCAGATGACCATACGTATGATCCTTCATCAACTTCTCAGCTTCTCCGACATGATGATTGACTGCTTTTTGATGTTCCGGAGATAACTTGCGCTCATCTTTTCCGACAATGTGATCTACCTGATGAACGTCTGGATGACTACCAAAACTTTTGGCTTCAGTAATAGAAATCGACTCGGTAATTGGATGAGCACGACCTTCTGCATCTATTTTTGTATGAATAACTGTGCTTACTTTAGACTTCTTAAGTTTCTTACCTTCTTCGGATTTTGCATCAGTTTCGTATTTCAGAGTGTTTGGTGTATGTGAAATCTTTCCGCCAGATACAATCCTTGTTTCTGGAGTGCTCATAAAGCCACCCTGATATTCTCCATGACCTTTTGGAAGAACTTTTCCAACATGGCTCAGAAGAGCATGAAGCGGATGAGCAAGATATGGTTTATGACCATGTTGATTATCAATATCTGAATGAGAGAAATTGTAATGTGATCCTGCGCCCTTGTATTTAACTCCAACGCGACCATTTTTATCTCGAATCGCTTGATAAGACATCTTATCGTCGATCTTACGGGTGATTGGAGTTTTACCTGAAGCAACGCCCTTGATAGTATTGAGAGCGTGATGAGCAGCGTCCGGACCGTCGAATGTTCGATCGGATGGGTGCTCTATATGTGATATTCCTCGCTGTTGTGCTGCTTCAGCGAGGAAACTAGTAAATCTTAGCATATTATATCCTTGTTCGCAGGTTTACCTAAGCCTAACTGCGGTTAATCATGATCTATTTATAATATTTATTTTGCTATGATAAAATTACCAGATACTGGTGTTCGTGATGTTATATATTGATATATCATTTGAACATATGCGTCTGATCTTTTTTTATTAGAATTTAACCACTGGATATACATCGGAAACACTTTATTAGTAATTAATAACCCACTATATTTTCCACGAATTTGATCAAATATTTTTTTATCTTTAGATTTTAACAAAATCATGTCTTTATCTTTCATTCTTTTTGTAAATTCTATTTGACCATCATTATATGCGTTTAAAAACTTTTGCGAAAATGCAGGATCTACAACTGAAATCAATTTAGTTAATATACCCACAGTTCCTATTGATCCTCCTCTAGCAAGAGCACCAGAGATTTCAACTTCAGTTTTCAATACATTCGTTGAAGCGTCATGACGAGTTTTGATATAACTTTTTTGAGAATTTTTTTCAAAATATATTTTTAAATCCCTAGTCTGTGGAGAATTTTCTGAATATAATTTCCATTGACTAGTTCCATTATATCCATATTTTTCTATTTCTTGAAGCTCTTTTTTTCTATCAAAATTCACTTTAACTATGTGAACTTCTCCTGGCTGTTTTTTCAATGATACAGGAAGTAATTCACCATTAGTTATTAATTTATTCAAAACACTATTCATTTTTTTAAACGTGATGGGATTTTTAATTCCTTCATCTAGCAAATTTTTAATAGTTTTTTTTGCATCATTAGAAGCAAAATATATATCAGCAGGTGACCATTTATTAACATCACCTAAAACTACGCCTCCAATTTTTTGTTGAGTCTTATTTGCTATTTTAAAAATATTTTCAATATTTTTCATAATATCCGAATCACCACGAACATAAAATATATCAGACCAGTTTGGTGTTTTTATTTTATTAAATTGTCTGCTAATTATATCAATATCTTGTATTAATTTTTTAGCTATTGATACTGAAGACTGATACCATCCACTATCAGCTTTAAATAATGATTCAATATTAGATAAAGTTACACCTGGTGCAGTTACATGATTTTGAAATATATTTTGTATTGAAATAGTCTTATTGTTTTTATTCCAATCTTCTTTAAATAATGTATAAATTGGATATTTTTTATTATCGAAAATATTTTCAATCTTACTAACTCCAACATAATCGGCCATAGCGCAAAATAATGCTTGAGCCGCTTCTTGTGTTGCAGTTTGATCCGCCATTATCCTATCCTCCGTATCTAGTAATTGAACCATTCTCATGTATCAAGAATGCTTCGAAATTGACTTTTGGAAATTCTTTTTTGAGCGCAAGGAATGATTGAAGATTTTTTACAGCGTCATCGAACATTCTTGCAACAGTGTAATTTCCTTTTTGTAGATACTCAGAGGTGATCTGTGCTTTTGCAGCTGGACCAGGAAGATCTCTATTACCCGCACGTTCTACATGAACACGATTAATATCGAATCCATATTTTTTAAATGTAGCTAGGAATAGTTTTTTATCATCTAGATCAGCTCTAGCTGTGATGATAATGATTTTTTTCTGAGGGCTGTCTCTGAATTTACTCAGCATCTTCTTTGCTGTTTTAAATACAGTATCGACAGGACGCGCAGTGGCGTTGAATACTTCAGCCGAACGAAACTCGGAGAAGTCGAATTCTTCTCCAGATTTTAATTTGTAGACATTAAATTCTGCTGGTGTTAATGTTCTAACACGTCTATCACCTTTTACAACGAACACTTTGGTTGTTGTATGGAAAAGTGTATCGTCTATGTCAAAAATAGAAAGCGAACTTGCTCTCATATCTTCTGCGATGAATTCTGTGAATTTTAACATACACTTATTTATAATACCAAAAGGGCTATTTTTTCTTGTGTATGAATTTCGTATTTCCCGTTTCTTCAGCCCATGAAATAATTAGACTTCTTTGTAGTTTGTATGCTTCTTTTTCCCAAGGCAGATCTTCGTAATCTGTTTTCTCTACATTAATCTTTCTTCGTTTCCATCTAGTAATTTCTGGACGATAAGCATAATCATAAAGTTCACCTTTAGCGAATTGTTTCATATGAACCAATTCGTGGCTTAATGTAGTGAATTGCTGGAATCTTGTCATGCTAGAATCTATGCGTATCGTAAACAATCTTGGCGGAGAGCTATCATCTTCCCAGCCACAATCTCCATAAACGAACTCTTTTTTACAGAGATCCTTACAGAATATTAGATGTATAGATATTACTTCTGAAAGTCGACTACCTAGAAGATGAGTGGATATCCATCGTGTAGCTGATCTAAATTGCTTTAGAGTTCCTTTCGGAGCATTTCGCAAAGATAATGATACAGAATTCCTCATCAGACTCTCCATGAAGATATATCACTATTTATTATTCTCCGCATCTTCATCTTCGTATTCTTGGGGCTTATACCAAATTTCATCAATGATTTTCTGTATATATCCCTCATCTTCTTCAATCCAACACCTTTTTTGGCTTTTAGCAAAACTACGACTTGATCCTTCGTCTGATTCGTAGCGTTCTTTTCTCCAAGTTTTTCCCATATTGCACCCTATTTAAATCCGCTGAAGTCTTTACGACCCATTTTTTTAGTAGCCCAACGCATAGAATCATCTTCATTCATACGCGCACCAAATTTACTTTTATCAAACGCTGGCTTATCTACGATGAGATCTTCCTGCGCTGATTGCTCAACATCATATAATCTAAACTTAGATCTATCAATACCGACAACGAACTTAGAATGAAGCGTAAGATCGTTGTATCGATTCTTTAATTGCTTAATCATCAATTGATTTAAATTTTGTAGTTCTTCCGATGATATAAGTGCTATCATGAAGTCTGCTGTGGCTGGAAGACCAAAGGATTCTGAGGTGTCAGTTAAATCCGGATCTGAGTTACTAAAACCAGATCGAGTTGTTTGTGTTGCGCTAACGATAGGAACATTGAATTCAACTGCTAATCCTCTCAATTCTTCTGCGATAGATTTAATATAAGTGTAACTATTTATATTTGCTCCAGGTTTAACTCTCGAAGACATAGAGATATTCAGATAATCTAGGTAGATAATATCTGGCTTGAAAGTTCGCTTTAGGTTTAGTTCATTAAGTAGATGGCGGAAATGCCCAACGTGAGCAGTTGCTGTTGGATATTCCTTTACGATGAGTTTTCCGGAAGTTTTAGAACGAACTTTAGAAACTTTCGTTTCATACATATCTTTCGAAAGATTGGCTAGATCTTCACAAGCTACGTTCAAAAGATTTGCATCAATACGTTCTGCGATCTTTTCTTCGGCCATTTCCATAGTCAGATAAAGAACATTTTTTCCGAGCATCATATTGGACGCAGCCAAATGACACATCGCTAGAGTCTTACCTACTCCAGTTCCAGCCATAATGATATTCAACGACTTCTTAGAAAATCCGCCGCGAGTTATCTTATTCATCATATCCAGATCGAAAGGAACTTTCTCTTCGACGCGATGATAAAAATCATATCGCTCAGCAAAGTCCTCTAGAAAATCATGGCCAATATGATTGTCGAAAGAGATAGCAAGAGCATCAGTCAATATCTGTGGTATATTTCCTTTATCCTGATGCTTTTCTTTTCCGTCAAGAATATGAATGCTATCCATAATAGCATTATATACAGCTTTCTCCTGACAGAATTTCTCAGTTGTATTGAGCAACCAAGTTTCGTCTATCTTTTCTGGAGGAGTTAAGGCGTCGATGAGTTCTGAAGATTGCTTATGCTCAGACTCACCAACTCCGGTCAAATTATTTAACTCAATTGAAAGTGCTTCTTTTGTGGGTAGTGAATTATATTTTGAAATGAAAGACTCGATCTGTTTAAAAACGAGCCTTTCGCTTGAATCTACAAAATACTTTTCTTTAAGAAAGGGAATAACTTTTCGTGCATAACTATCATCATGCAATAGATGATTCAGTATCGTCGATTCGATTCTCATTTACTTTCTTCTGTGTAGTTTCAATTGATTCATCGTCGGACTTTGTTTCTTGTCCATATTTAAATTCGCGAGCAGCTGCTACTTCTAATTGATCTAGCAGATCTTTTGTAAAGTATTTTTCTGGTTCATCATTAATTGTTTTGCCAAAAACTTTGGTTCCATCAGGAAGTTCGTAACGAGTGCTAACCTTCTTAATGATGCCATATTTTTCAGCAAGATCTAATAGACCGTAATAGCGATCTA